GCCGAAACTAAAGTACTCAAACCATTCCAAATGGCATTGTTTGAGTATTTAGGACAACAGCCCCAGTTTGCGTTGACTAGTGGGTGTACAAAGACCACCCTCGTAGATTCCTTTGAGGAATCCAAGCTCCGTTGGATCGAGAAGATTGAACAACAAATTCAATCCATTAATTCCCGTTCCTCTGAAGAAGAGTTGTGGTTATCAGGGGATTATACAGCGGCAACAGATAATTTTCCAATGTCTGTAACCAATGCATTATTAGAAGGAATACTTTCCCAAATTGATCATGAACCCACAAGAATGTGGGCCCGATGGGAATGCTCTCCACATATCATCCGTTACCCCTTAGGGTTGGATGATGGAAGGCAGACATCTGGTCAGTTAATGGGAAGTCTTCTTTCTTTTCCTCTTCTCTGCTTTTTGAACGACTTTATAGTCTCTGAATCAGGGTTTGAGAGAGGGAAATACCTTATTAATGGGGACGATGTCGTCGCCAAGGGGGATTTATCTACCATTTTAAAATGGCGGAAGAATTCTCCGAAGGTAGGCCTCTCTCTTTCCTTGGGGAAGAACTTTATTAGCAAGGATTTCTGTACTGTCAATTCACAGTTATTCTTTAACGGTGAATGCCAGCATACAGGAAAAGTCTCATGTCAGACTCGAGCCGGATTAAGTCTTGGATTCTGTTTTCAAGAGTCCCAGTTTTACTTCGGTTGTCATGACGACATGTATCAGGAATTTATAAGAAGAAATATATTAGAGTTGAGAAAAACTCCTCGTTCTCTATTCGTTTCTTCAGACCTTGGAGGCCTTGGTTTAACAACAAATCTATCCCGTGTGGATAGGAAGTTGGCACATCAAGTCTACCTTCGAGATTTCTTAAAACCCTTTTTGACTTCTCCTCGTGCTCCCGGTTTCCCGGAGTACCGAGTACTTGCTATTCCTGAGTTTCAACATGAGTTGACTCGGGAATATCTAAAGGACATCGACCAGTCGGAAAGAACTCTTAATATCCTGAGACAGGTCTTCTGCGAAGAACCTGAATTGGAAGAGTTATCTTCGGATTTAACTCATGAAGAGTTTCGGAAAGACTGGAAC